TCAGCATTTCATTATATGGAAATTCCATACCTGATCGGTCTGATATTGCTTTTGCGTATTTTCCTCTTGCGAATGCCATTATGTTCCTGGGTAATAAGTTTTAGGAAGAATATGAACACTTGTAGAAGAACCATCTTCTGATAGTGCTCTTGCTAATTCATCCTCGTAAAATAATTTTAATTCTTGTGTTCTTTGTGGAGCGTACTTTTGTGATAAATAAAATGCTAATCCTGATGCCATACAAGGTACAAAACGATAAGGGACATCGGTTGCATCAGTATAAGTTGCATCAGCGTCTTGAATTCTTTTGACAAAGAAAAGGTGAACGTCTTTTGCTGCTGCTGTTGAATCGGGTGTTGGATATAAGGTTACCGTTGTTTTGTCCACGAATCTTTGAACAAAATATCTAGTGGGTGTTCCTTTAGATAATTTATTTGCTAATCCAGAATACGTTGATCTGTCTGTTTTGGTAAGAGCGGAATCTGCTTCAGAAGTTGTGCCTCTTCCCGTTCGGTAAGTTGCTTCTAAAACGTCAGCAATACCATAAGTAGATGTTCCTGTTGTTCCACCAACGGTTGTTGATGAAGTTCCATCTCCTGTTGCTCTATAAAAAGTGTATTCAGCTTGGCCTTCAACGAGATCAATATTAGTGTCACCTATTTCCCAATAGTGCAAACCTCTATTTCCCCATTCTTGAAACATCACATTTAAAGAACGTCTTGCTGTTTTTAATTGATATCCCGAAACAGACTGTAATCCAATTCGCTCGTAGGCTTCTTCAATTATTTCGTCTACAGCAAAAGTCTTGTCGAATGTTACTGTTCCAGAAGTAGTATTAGCCATGCGCTACCTCCTAACAATAATAGGCTATAACAGAATCGCAGTTAGTTACATCTACATAAGCAGCGGTATCAAATTTAACTCCAGCGCCACCGAAAATATGTTCAATACTTTCATTTGCGGCTGTTCCCCATTTCAAATGAATTTTAATATCACCTGAAGCAGCGGTGTTATCATAAATTTTAATTTCACCATCTGCTGCACTTGATTGTACCTGAATAGATTTAATTCTAATAGGTCCAAGATTTGCTGCTGAACCTGCTATATAGCCTGTTAATCTACCATCGCTTGTTAATTGTACCGATGCTTTTACATCTGAATCCATAAATTTTCTCCTTAAAATGTAAGCTCCCGAAGGAGCTTACATTAATTAATATTACGATGCAAAAGCAAACGTACCAGTTACTTGAGTTGTTTCAGTTGCTAAATCATAAGCAATAGTCCAAGTACCTTTTTCATAACATACAAAATAAAGTTTGCATCCTGTAGTTACAAGATTTGTTGCTGCGTTTGCAGGTGTAAATGTTAATAAAGTTTCACTAGCCGCTGAAGAATCAAAAGAAACTTCTGAGCTACCTCTACTTTCAATTATCGATTCTGTTTTATAAACATCAGAACCAGCGCAATCAAAAGATAAAGTTGCTGTTCCGCCAGTTGTATCTTTAGTTTGAACATAAATTACTACTGTTCCAGCTGTTGCTGCAGGTAAAGTACATGCGCAAGCTGCTGCTCCCGTGTAATTTACATAAGTAATAGTATCAGCAGCAAGTGTTAATGTGCTGCTTGTTGCTACGTCTGATAAAGATAAGCCAGTTAAATCTGGTAACTGTGAACTATATCTAGTTGTTACTGCACCAGTTGTAGAGTTTTTAGTTGCTACTTGAAAACCCTTTTCCGAACGTACTGGTCCGTTAAACGTTGTGTTTGCCATGTTATAATCCTCCTAGATTATGCGAACGTAGTCTCTAGGTCGTCGCTATACTCGTCTACGTTCTTAATTTAATGTATAGTAATTTTTTATAACTCTTTTTTAAATAGAGTGCAAGCGATTATGTGATTCGGAGACATTTTCCGTATATAGCTTTTTAGATTAAGTAGCTACTGAAACTTGGGCTTTTGAGTCCTCGATCTTATTTCTAAGATCTGCTTCGTGGGATTCTGCTAATTTGATCTGAGTGATGGTACTTTTAATTTTTTCATCAATTTCGACCATATTAATAGTATATCTACCTGATTCGTTATACTCTTGTTCCCAACTTAACTCCAAGGACTTCTTCTGTTTGTATAGGTCTTGAGTCATATATAACTTCCTCATAAGTTATCCATTTACCTTTTTTATTGGTAAATCCATCAGACTCGAACAATACCTCATTTTTTCCTATTTTGTCAAGGATAGATTGCTCTATACTTTTAGCATTATCTTCAGCTGTAATGATGAAGTCTGCATAATGCCCATGGTAGCGGATTTGTACTCGGAAGTTTTTCATAGTGTATTTCTTACTTTATTTGTGAAATGAGGCGGTTTTAAGGCCGCCTCATTAATTTACTTATTTACTTATTACGCACCTGGTGATCCGAAGATACCTCTCCAGTCAGACCAGCCGAAGCTGTATCTTTCTCGAGCTTTGTATCTCACGTTACCAGTTTCAAAATCGCCTTCCATAGCGGTTTTGATTGGTGCTCTTGTGAAGTGTTTAAGTCCATTAGGTACATCTGTTTTGATAAAGAATGCATCAGTGTCAGTTAAGTAGTGATTTACTACATAACCTTGAGGAATCATCCCCATGTTTTTGACTGCATTGATATCGTTATCAGCTGTTCCCACTCTACCTACAGATTTCATCAATCTTTCAGCAGTAAATTGCAAAGCAGAAGGAACAATCATTTTCATTCCTTTAGCCGCAATTTTCAGACCACGTTCATCAGTTAGTGCTGCAATGTCAATCATTGCTTGCTCTAAAGATGTTTCGTTAAGGTCTGCAGCAGTTGATAGTTCATTTTGTTCTGTACCAGACACAATTACGTGTGCAGTTGAACAAAGTTCTAAACCATCTCCGCCAGTGTATGAACTGTTAAACGCTCTGTTAAGAACATTTGCTGCTTTAACTTGTTTAGAATTAGCCATAGATCTAGCTAATGCTTTTGTATATCTAGACGCGAGTCTGTCATACAAGTTATCTTCAATCGCTTCTTCAGTGATTGAAAACGCTAAAGCAAGCGTTTCATGCGTGTAACGAGCCGTGAAAGTTTCTTGTGCCGCGTCGTAGTTGACACTTGAACCTTCAGGTTTTACAGAAGCATTTCCAAATCCAGATAACATAACTTCTTCTTCAAAAGCTCTGTCTGAATTTTCTGAACTGAAAATTTCTGCATGTTCGTTAGCGTAGTTTTTGTACTCCAAGCCGAATAGTGCATTCAAACCTGGCTCTAGTTCTTTAACTAGTTGTGATCGTGATATTGCCATGATTATATATCTCCTATTATACGGCTGTTGTTAGTTTAAATACATGCTCACCAGTATTAAAGACAACGTAAGCGTTAGCATTTGCTGATGCTGTGTCGCTATTGTCGGGGTCTTTAGATATACCGATTTGTTTTAAACCGCCAGTTGTAGTGGAAGTTGACGTGTCTATCTCAGATGTAGATTGACCATTAATTGTAGATCCTGCTACTCCTACAAAGTCAAAGCCTGAGTTATTCATCGCTGCTGTTCCAGTAGCATCGTGTTGTGCTTCGAACACGAGCTGGGGGTCTGCATATACGGAAGCTTTCAGGTCAGAAGCGTTAGTGCTTGCTGCATAGTAAGCTTTCCATGTGGGTTTACTTGTTGTCGGATCAGTATAAAACACGCCTCCGAAAACACCTAATTGTTGGGTGTCTCCAGCTGCTGCTGCTTCGATACCACCGGCTGCAACTGCTTCAACTACTTGTCCAGTATAAATTGCTGTATTGTAGTTAGCTGCTATTGCATATTCTTCAGTTCTGATTTGTCCACCCACAAGTGATCTTGTAGGTCTGAAACCAAAAGCTGCGTCTTGATTTGCCATAGTATTTTTCTCCATTGCTCACAGAAATTCTGTAAGCGGTTAATTTAATTCGTTGGATTAGGAATCGCTAATAAATTAGTTTTTCTTTGTTCCACCGAAGGTTACACGGGACTGCCTCTCAGCGTTGATTGGCATTCCTGGGTGTTGCTCCTTCATAAGGTCATTTTCAATCGCGTCATTTGCGTCTTGAGTCATACTATCAAAGTATGCTTCGCGCGATTTAACAACCTCTATCGGTACCTTTGCAAGCAAAAGGCCACCAACTCCGATTACCCCTTTGTATTTACCTTCTGATATCACTGGATATTCAGATCCTTGATACGCGTCTCCTCTTACGAGTTCGTATCCTGATCTTAGTCTACCGGCCATGTTCTTTGAATCATCAAAGCCCATAGTTTCGGCTCTTATCCATCTGTGATGATACCCGTCTGGTGCAGGGGGTGCATCTAAAGATGATGGTGGAGTCCAAACTTTTTTCTGAGATGTTTTATCTCTAGTCTGGCTCGCACGGGAAGTTTTTAATTTGTCGTCATTTTGCATATGCTTATGCCTCCTTCGTGATTTTTAATTGTTTCGCATATTCTTCTAGTGGCACACCTAATTTTTTGGCGATTGCTACCTGAGAGGATGTGAGTCTCACAGTTTTGCGACCTGGGTGAACACTTCGCTTCGCTGAAGCTACTATTTGTGTTCGGTTAGTCGATTCCTGAGACGTAGTATTACCGAATTTATGTGGGAAGTCAACTCTTATTCTTTTATCTATTTCCGCATAGTATTCGGGAGAATTAGGGTCAAACCCTTCTTGCTCGGTTAGTTTCTTATGTAAGTCAAAAGCCGTATAGGTCATGGCATTATCTTTACCAAACCAATCATTTTTTGACGCCCAGTCTTCAGCTCTAGGATCTGGTGGAGGTGTTTGCCCCTGCAGACTTTGATCTAAAGTAGGTGTTTTTACAGTTCGTTCTTTGTCTTGCGATTGACGTTCTTTTAAAGCATTCAATCTTGTTTCTTCAACCGTTAGCTTAGCAATATCTCTTTGAGCATCAACTTCTGAGTTGATATCTCCAGCTTCTCTTGCTGTTGTTAGTTTTGCTTTAGCTGCTTCAAGACCAGAGGTAACTCTGTTCTCAATGGCTTTGACATAATTCGGTTCAAGTTTAGTAAGTCTATTCCGAAGTTCAGTAAGTTCTGCTTGGCCACCTCGAGCGAATTCAACTGCGGCTTCTTTTTGTCTTTCCGCTTCTCTCCACTTTTTAGTTAGCTTAGAAATTCTTTTCTGAACACCTTCACTATATTCTTCTAATTCTTGTTTCGGTTTTTCTTCTTTTGTTTCCTGGTCCGTGCTCCCTGGTTCTTCTTTGACTTCTTCTTTTTTCTCTTCTACTTTTTCTTCTTCCTTCTCGACAACGGGTTCAACCGGCTCGACAAGGTCTTCTTTTTTTTCTTCTTCAATACTAACTTCAGCACCTGGGCCGGTTGTATCAATATCTACTGTTTTTTCTTCTGTGTCTGGCATAGTTCCTCCTATGATTAATTATGGTGAAGTACGTTTTCAGGATTTTGTATGGTTCCTAAAACTTCGTCGTCATTTAATATACGAACTTCTCCACCTTCGATGGGTAGTCTTGATCCTGCGTAGCGTGCAAATATCACCCACTGTCCTTGTTTGCACCACGGTCCCGTTGGAAACTTTTCTCGATCATGATAGGCCAACGGACCCATCTTGAGTACATAACCACAATTCGTCCCCACACGTAATTTGTCTAGAGATTCTTGTGCGATTAAAATTCCACCTTTAGTTTTCTCCTTTGGGGTAAAGGGTAAGACTAAAAGTCTCCAGCCGCTGGGATCAGGCAACAGGGATCTTTGTTCTTTGATGTTGTCGGGATTTAAGGGTTCTTTTTCTTTGTACTTTTCTTCCAAAGCATTGTTATGCTTTGGGACTTCCTTGTCCGATGTCGATAACGTTTCCTTGTTCATCTTTTTGCTCCTTCTGTTTAAGCAGGTTAGAGATTTCCTGTAGCGTGTACTGATATGCACGAGCTTGTCCTAACATATACTGATATTTCTCCATATTGTCAACAGCTCCACTAATCATGGAGTCACCAACTCTTTGAAGATTATCTTGTAGAACTTTTTGTAATTTAGCAACAATGACTAAGGGGTCCACTAAACTAATCCTTTATAATAGTTCTTAAGACTCTTATTGGATACTTTAACACCACCCAAATCACCTTCAATATATGATCCAATGTACTCTTCAGCTGGAGGAAGTGTGGGTTTAACTGCTTTTGTAATGTTAGAAGGACCTTTTAAAGGTACTCTTGAATTTGCGATTTCAGGTCGCCACCTAGGGTTTACCATTAATCGTCCAATATTTTCTTTTGTTTTTTTACTGTTGTTTTAAATTTTTTTAAAACTTCGTCTGAT